ACTTCATTCTACCAGAGCCTGCAAGCTATGTCTTTTTTTATGCGGTTTTCAATTTGCGCAACTTATTGTACCTTATCGCTAAAACCCCTGATTTCTCAGGGGTTTCAGGTGAGTGTATCTATTTTGGTCACTCAAGATGGTTGCGGGAGGAGGACTTGAACCTCCGACCTCCGGGTTATGAGTTCCAAACAAGGCGTCTGCTATCGTGACGTAATGTCGCGCAAAGTATTGATATTACTCGATTTTTCAAAATCATCGTTTTATATCGTCGAGTAAAATAGCAGGACTTTTCGTAACGGAGTTGAATTTTTGTTGAACTCAGTTGAATTCAAATGCTTAGTGCAAAAAAAGAGAACTGGAGACAGGCACCAGTTCTCTTAAAACCACATTGTGATTTTTGTTCTACAGCGATAGTATATGCGCCTCCCTCCGAATTGTCAATCACTTTTTGTGAACATTTTTATAATTTCATAGACGAAATTATAAGTAGCAACTAACCCTTGTTGTTTCTTATAGTAATCACTATGTCTCGGGATCCGCTCCGCAAAAAATAGTTCAAGCTCATCCATTCCTTTTGATTTTGTCGGATCTGGAACAATTTTATTATAAAGTACGAGTAACGCTATGAAATCGTGTATCGTAGGATGCGACAAATATTTTACCACCGCATCCTTTCTATTGGACGAAAGTCTCCTAACCTCGCTTCGCAAATCATAAGATACCGAAATGATTCTTGAATAAGGCGCCCGCATTTGATTGATCAGGCAATTATTGTGTGCAGCGGCATTTCTTAGCATTTTTACCGGGTAGAGCAAATAACGCTCGCTATCCTCAAATGAATTTCGCTGATAGAATAGTTCATAGAGATTTATGAACTGCCCAAACGACATCAGTTCTATCACGTTCCATATCGCCCAATTGTCGTGATGCCTTTTTACAATGCCGTTACAGGTAGATGTATTGATTTTCCCTCAACCTCACTTTTTAAGTCAGGATTTCTTCTGAACAATTCTTCAATGATCTGGTATCCATCTTCATCAACCATGTTAAAATGATTCAACATGCGGACTTTCAAAAAATGTTCCAGGTCAATGCTCATACTCAAAATCAACTTACGGAGCCGAGCATCGATAGTTGATAAATCTTTCAAATGAGCAAAATCAAGATTTATATTGTCCTTTTTTCTCGGTGTCTCTGTATCGGTCGAAATTATGAGCATACGCCTTCAGCTTAAAATAATAGTTATTTTCTGACAAAAACTTACGGGCTTCAGCTTCGGTACATATTTCAAAAGCGATTCCTCGTTTTTTCATGTCCTCTATTTGTTGAGGTATCGATAGTTTTGGAGAGCGCGTGGCCTGCTCTATACCATCTGACAATATTGCTGCGTTCCATTTTTTATCCACACTTTGCGCCCCCTTCTTTTATCTATATGGTAGTAAGTTATATATAAAAAGTCAACTAAAAACTTCGAATTTACCAGCATTCGCATACAAGATAAAAAGGAGTCTTATTCTTTTCTTTTGACAGTTTTGCTTTGCAGAATACATCCATTTCAAATCAAAAAACTCGTCTCGATCTCAAATCGAAGCGAGCTTCACTGCTCGGATTTCAAATCGGCGCAGTAGCCCGCCTGATCTGGACAGTCGCAAGGGTCTCATTTCAGATGAGGCCCTCAATGCACCGAAAGTCTCGGATTTCAAATCCGACCTTTAAAACATCCCCACATATATGCAGCAAGAGCGGAGGACGATCCCCCCCGCTCTTCTATTATGCCTCTCCTTGCCCCTCAGAGGCCGCAGGAGCGCTTTCGTCGCGTTCTATGGCTCTCTCGCTATGGCTCGATTGATAAAGCCGTTCACGCTCTCGCTGTGGGCTTCTGCGTGGGGTCCGAACAAATGGCCCGTTCTACTTCTCGCGCGCGTAATCGTGTCAATAAATTCGTCAAAACGTTATTCCGTGTCCTGCTTTTCTCCAATGCAGTCGAGAACGTAATCACGCAGGACTGCATTTGAAGTCTTGCCAATCTCTGAGCAATACGCCTTGAATCTGTCGGCTTGCTCCTTTTTGACCTTGCAACCAACAACCGCCATATTCTCTTTGTCCCACTTAATAGCTGCTCTTTTCTGTGCATCGCTCGGCGCCAATATATCACCCCCCTTGCTTTTTGCCCATTATAGCACAAAAGTGCACAGGTTAACAGTATAATAATTACTAAAGATATACGGTTAACTTTATGCAGTTTGTCAATGGATATATACGGTTAACAGTAGTAGAATGTAGCCATAGCAAGGGACAAGAGATCGAGCGAAGGTCGATAGCCAACGCGACACCGTAAGAGCTGGAACGGAGAAGCTTGAAAGAAATTCCCGATGGGATAGATACTCAGAGCCACCAGCCGCCGATCTCACCCGCAAATAAGGAGGTGAAACAATGAGCATCAATGAAATGGACAGCAAGATCAAGGAGTTGCGCGAGCTTCGCCGGATGGCTGACGAGCTGACCGCAGAAATGGAGGCCATTCAGGACAGCATCAAGGCCCACATGGACGCCGAGGGCGTGGACACCATCAATGGTACCGATTGGAAGGCGACCTATAAGGCCGTGACTTCCTCTCGCCTGGATGCCAACGCATTGAAAAAGGCTCTTCCCGATCTGGCGCAGCAGTCCACAAAGGCCGCCACGACCCGCCGGTTCTGCATCGCATGAGAAAGGCTCCATGTACCGACCGACCAAAGCAAGACACGGAGCCACCACCAACCACCACAGGGAGGCCGGTAAGGGTATTATACCGACCTCCCGCCAAGAAAACAAGGAGGAAATTTACAATGACCAGCAAGAAACCGGAGAGCGCGAGGCAGGAGGTCATGCGTCTCATCTCGGAAATGAGCGATAAGCAGATCATGATTACCTTTGAAGCGTGCAAGATTCAAGCGGAGGATGAAACAAAAACCCCGGAAGAATGCGTAATGCTCGCCCGTGAGCGTTTAAACAAGGAGGAAAAACGATGAACTGGAATATTTGGAAAACCACCGTCAAGGAAGGAGGCGTCAGTATGAAACTCCTATACTGCGCCCGCTGCACAACCCCGCTGATGAGCGCAGTCACGGTGCATATCTGCCCGTGTTGCGGGGCTGCTTACCGTCAGCACGGCACGCGCTTTTCCTTTGTCGCTGATCTATCCAGTGCGTACATCAAAGAGCTTATGAACGACTTAGAGGTGATTGCATGAAAGCATACATGAAAGACGTTTTAGAATTTGCTGCAACAGTCTTTTGTGCTATCGCAACAAATGCGATCATTCTTTTCGTTGTATATCTAATCTGCGGAACACTTGAAAGCGGAGCGGCAGCCATCCTATTTTTTATTCTTGGTTGCTTTGTTGTTCCTGGCGAATCCCGTATATTAGATTTATGGGAGGAGAGAAAACATGAGAAAAAATGAAAGTGAGCTTATACGCAAGAAGCTAAAAGAAGCCATCCTGAAAATGACGCCATATCAGCAAGATTTAATGTTATCGGTTGTAGAGAAAATGAAGGAAAAAAGAATCGCCAAATTAGACCCACACTAAGGCAAAAAGCCGATCGGAAAGGTTCCGCTCATCGGCGCAACTATGACCGCCGAGCGCGAACGCGAGCTTTTCGGAAAGAAGTAACAGGGAAACAAAATCCAGTCAGAATAGCGCAGAAAGCCCACAGGAGCGCTCCTGTGGGCTTTGTAATATAACCGCTTGACTATTACTCTGTGTGCGCATATACTGACAGTGAGGAGACTCATGTTTCCGTTTTTCGAGCCGAACCTCTTCCCGTTACTGGAGGGGGGCGGCTCATTTTTTATATCTTCTTACGAAAAGGAAAGGCGCTCCTGTGGGCTTTTGCCGCCTGCTGCCGGGTCTTTCTCCGGCTGTGGCTTTGTATCACTGCCTCCTTTTACGCCATTTGCGAACTTGCAATTGGGGTCCCGTTAGCGGCTGCGTGTTTAACGAGATCGTCGAATATAAAGGATGCAATCTTGCTGCCATCCGGCAAGACAAGATTTGCAAGCAAGTTTATTGTCTGCGCCGGACTGTTCGAAATTCCATTTACAATAGCCGCGCTGGAAACGCCGATGCCGGAATCCGCAAAGCCTACCGACGCCGTACCGAAGTCCATGCCGTTTTTTACGCGGCCCGCCACATTAGATACGCCGCGCATCAGGGAAGGCAGTCCGTCGTCCAATCCCTCTGCGCCGCCCTCCATCACATAACGGAACACGCTGCGGGACCACTTGGAGGGGGAATGCTCGTCAAAGCCGTCCTTACCGGTGAACCATCCCTTGATGGTATCCACCACGCCGGTAACTTTGCTTTTAAGCCATTCTACCTTGTCTGCGATGCCATCCCACAAACCCATGAGTAAGTTTCTTCCGACATCCTTCATCTGCTTCGGAATGTTGCGGAACCAGTCAAGCGCCGTCTGCGCCGCATTCGGGATAGTCTCCGTAAAAAACGTTTTGATTGCAGCCACCGCGCCGGAAATGGTTTCTTTGATTTTCTCCCATGCGGAGATGACCGCATTTCGGAAATTCTCATTTGTATTCCATAGGACAACGATCGCGGCGACCAATGCACCAACAACCGCAATAACCGCTCCAATTGGGTTTGCAGTCAAGGCTGCATTCAAAGCCATCTGTCCTTTTGTCATTGCCGCCTGTGCAAGCTGTGCCAGCGTCATTTTTCCTGTAAGTAACGCAACGATCGTTTCTCCAACGGTCATTGTACCGTTTAATGCGGCTTGCGCCAGCGTCGTATCTTTCAGGCCCATTGTTAAAAGAGAGATAGCTACCTGCGCATTCTGGAACCCCTGCACAAGATGCTGAATCTCCATACCGGCCTTGAGGGATGCAAAAGCACCTGCTGCAACAGCAATGATCGGCGCGAGCGTTTCAATCGTATCTGCCAATGCAGTAACGGCGTTGACTGCTGTATCAAAGCTCTGTGTAATGGCGTTGGCGACCTTTTCCCAATCTACCTTTGCTGTAAAATTCTGCACAGCGACCGTGGCATTTTGAAGCATCGGCGTTACGGAATCAAGAATGGGTTCACCAAATGCGGCCTTGAGCTGACGCCATGATTCTTTTAAGTTTCCGAGAACATTTTCCCATCCGTCTGCTTCGCGAGATGCCTGCCCCATCGCGCCAGATAGCCTCTGCGAATCCTCAACCATCTTCAAAAGCGTTTCCTGCTTCTGAAGCTCGGAAAGATTGTTATACTTCTGCCCGAACAGCTCCATTGCCGCCGCATTTCTCGTCGTTTCCGTCGCAGAAAGGCCGAGAGCTGCATCATTGGCAAAGTTGCCTTTTAAAAACGATTGCAGCGTTTCTGTAGCTTGCTCAACCGAAGTATCATAATAAGCCGCGCTATCTGCCGCGGCCTGCAAAGCGCGTTCCATCAGTTCCATGCTTTCTACCGCATCGCCGCCGGAAGATCGAGCAAAAGCATAGATCTTGCTACCGAGCGTATTGAGGCGAGTTTGCAAGATGCCGGATTCCTCCGCAACGCGGCCAATTGCTTTTGTAGCGGTGTTCTGCATATCTCCGAAGGTCTGTTCAAAAGCACTCGCTTCTGCCCGCACCTCGGCGGCTGTATCAACACCGACCGCCGCGAGAGCGGTGCTTACTGTAGTCACAACGGCACCAATTTTTGATGCAGCCTTCACAACGGATCCGATACTCGTTTTCATATTCCCAAGAGAATTGGATACCCTTTTGAAACCGTTATCAACTTCGCTGTCATCAACTGACAATTTTATGAACAAATCGAATACATTCATTCTGTCACTTCCTTTCCGAAGGTGTATCCCTTGTCATACATTGTTTGCGCAAAAACGACCACACCGTAAGCAGGTGTCTCCGGCTGTATTTCTTCCGGGAAAGGAGGAGCCTGCTGCGGTTTTCCGGCAGCTCCATCCTCATAGCCCATATCAAACGTGATTAGAATATTGCGATTCATGACCTTTAAGTATCTACGCGCCCAGGCTTTACTTCTCGTTTTGTGTTTCATTTGCTCGCCTCTTTTCAAGTTGGATCCCTGCGGAAACCATTACAGCCCCTGCAAGTGCCCCAAAGAATACACCGACGGCAAACACCGCCGCGCCGCAAAGAATCAGTCCCATATAGTGCTGCCCCTTTTCAAAAGTTTTCGATGATCTCGCCGGAAAGCTGTTCCCACCATTCGCCCATGCTAAGCGTTACGCCGGGAGTAGTGCGCCTGTTGCCGCTGCCGCCGCGCCCGCTGCAATAGTTGGCGGCGGTCATCATACTGTCCCACGCTTTCAAGGTCTTTCCCGTGCCTTTGGCGCAATCCTGCGCGAGAACGGTTAAAGCAACCTTGTCTTTTCGGTCGTCGGCGCTGTCTGCCGCTTCCTTTGCATAGTGACCGATCAGCTTTAGCATGGTCGGGTTCGCGTCGTATCTGTCCGCAAAGCCGAAATAATCATCCACCGTCAGAACGCCTGTTTTCATCAGCTCCACGGCGCTGCTGTCAATGGCGGAGGGATCAGCAAGTGTGCTTGTCTGTACTTCCTTTTCCAATGCGCGGCGGAGGTCTGCGGCCTTTGCGTCAAACTCCGTCCAAATGCGCTCCGTTTCCTGTCGCATTTTCTTTTCCGTCTCTTGGAGCTGGAGCGTGGCAATCTGCCTTTTCAGCGCGTCCTGGCCTGCGTCCTGCATGGCTTTTCGGGTCTGCTCTACTGCGTTATACGCGGCGGCGTATTCGTCCCGTGCCGCCTTGAAAGCCGCGTCAAGTTCTTTCGCAAAATGGTTAAACTCACTCATTTTTTTGTTCCTTTCTGCTGCGGAAAAAGGCCGCAGCGCCCATTCTTATACATGGAGCAGGTATCGCCGCAAGTCAAACGCGCGGGGAAAGGGCAACGCCTGCCCGCCTGCGCCGCTCCCGGCGTGCACTTGCCGCCTTTGAAAAAAACACAATCGTCCTCTTTGCATTGCGGGTATAAACTGCCCGAAAAGGGGCAATCCTTTTTCTCCTTGACCGGCTGCGGCTTCTGTGGCTTATAAATGACTGTTCCCGCCGGAACTTCCCCGGCAGTAGTTACAATAACCGGCGCATACTCTCGGTATCCGTGTCCGATCTCACGGTATCTTTTCCCCTGTTCATCTACAAGGGGAAATTTATTCAAAATGTCCATAGACCATCCTTTCAAGTTCTTTGATGATTTCTCTATGCTCTTCTTGCGTTGGCGGCTTTGGCCGTCGCTCAAGTGGCTTGTGTAGTGTCCCGGTTGCCGCTAATTCCAGTTCTTCAAGGACGCGGGGCGTAGTATTCCAATATGCGGCGTACCTCGCGCGTTCCGTGTCCGCTAACTCGTCATAAATGCGCCCTTCTGCAATCCAGCGCAGAACATCTGGGAAGCTGTCGCCCTCTTGCTGTAGCTTTGCAAGGCGGGCTTTAATGCTGTTATTCAAGGGCTTTACCTCCGATCTCGTCACTCTCCAGCGCTGGCAATTCCAGCTTGCCGCGCTCAATGGCTTCATCAAGCATCTGATAGAGCGACAGGCTTAACGGGTCAACGCCCTCGACAGGATGGGGATACAGCACAATGCGTTTGCCGTCCGGCGTCACCGCGCCATACTTACGCAAATACATAAACGCATCTTCTGCCGTGCAGAACTCACCGCCGCCCTCGACGATGAAGACCGTCTCATCGGCTGACAGCGACCTGAGGTATTCCCGCAGCGCCGCAAGGCGGATATCAAAATTTTTCTTCATCGCTGTTCCTGCTCCCTTCGCCATGCTTCAAGCTCGTCAAGCTGCT